GCACAGTATATGCAGGACCCAACCTCAGAAGAAGGTGCAATCATTAAAAGGGAATGGTGGCAAGACTGGGATAGGGATCATCTTCCGAAACTGCTTCACGTAATACAATCCTATGATACTGCATTTTCTAAAAAAGAATCTGCTGACTACTCTGCTATTACCACCTGGGGTATTTTTGAACCGGTAGACGGTTACGAAAAAGCAATAATACTTTTAGATGCTATGAAGGGTAGGTATGACTTTCCAGATCTCAAGAATGTTGCATTAGAGCAATATCGATACTGGGAACCGGAAACCGTAATTGTAGAGGCTAAAGCTTCAGGACAACCCCTAATACATGAACTTAGACGTGCAGGAATCCCTGTAATTGATTTCGTGCCATCAAGAGGACGAGACAAGCATACTAGAATAAATAGCTGTTCGCCTGTGTTTGAGTCTGGTATGGTATTTGCACCGTTAGACGAACACTGGGCACAGGAAGTAATTGAGGAATGTGCAGCGTTTCCTAATGGACAATACGATGACTATGTTGATTCTATGACCCAAGCTGTGTTAAGATATCGACAAGGTGGATTTGTAAGTACCTATTCTGATGACTGGGATGATCCTCCAATGAAATTAGAAAAAGAGTATAAATATTATTAGGAGTAATTATGGACGAAAACAAATTCAAAAAATTAAAAAAATTTCTTGATACAGGGAAAATGACAGACAGGGATGGTACTAAAATAAATTTTAACAAACTTGATAAAAGAATCAAAACGATTGATTTAGAAACTGCTAAATCTCCAAGCCCAAGTAAACATAGTAAAGGTGGTCTTAAAGGAAACCAAAAAAAATTAGCTGCAAAAGCTCCACCACCAAATAAAATTGATGAAAAAGATTTCGCTGTTCTAAGAAAAGAAAAAGCAAAAGGCAGAGGCATGGGTCTTCAAGACGAGAAGGTTCAACCAGGTAAAGTTCAAAAAGCAATTTTAGGTAAAATGATTAAAGGTGTCGGTAAAGGTGTGGGAAGAATATTTGGAAGAAAAAAATCTTCAACTGCAACCCCAGGTGCTGTTACAATGTCTAAATCAGGCAAAGGTTTTGGGGGAATGCTTCCACAACTTTTACAAAAAGCAATTGATGATGGTGTTATTAAACCTGCAAGTAAAGGTAGAATGATGAAAGCTAGAAAAGGTAAGATGGCTTCCGACAGAGATAGAAGACAAAAAGAACTTATAGAAAAACAAAACCCTATTTCAGAATATGATAGAAAAGGTAAATTAAAATACACAGCTGCAAAGATGGGTAAAGTTATGAAAGCTAAAAGAGGCAAATTAGGTGAAGCTAAAGATTACAAAAAATATTTAAAAGGTTTAAAAAAAGCGACTTCAGAAGTAAGAGGTTCTAAATTAAATTCACCAGCTTATAACATAACTACTTACGATCAAAAATCATATGAAAAAGCAGGTGGTAAAGGTAAAGCTGTTTTTAAAGACTATAAAGGTTTAGGTATAAAAAACGAAGACCAATATTTTAAAGAAAAGAAAAAATATTCTTCAATGGCAGAGATGAGAAAAGCAAAAGGTTTTAAAGCTGGAGAAACTCCATCTGAGTTTAATAAAAGAAGAATGGCTTTAGCAGCAGGTAAGAAAGCATTAAAAGCAACTAAAATTGGAAAAATAGCTTTAGGTGTTGGTGCTGCGGGAGTAGCTGCACAACAATATTTAAAATCTAAAATGAAAAAAGATAAAAAAATGGGTGGCGGTATGATGCAGAAACCTATGGGTTATAGATCAGGTGGTCACTACGATGACAAAAATAAAAATGTTGTTAAACATATTAGAGTTAAGAAAAAAATGGGTGGTGGTATGATTGCTCCAAGTCAAAGACCTGGATATTCAAAAGGTACTATGGTCAAAGCTAGAGGCTGCAAACTAGGTAGAACAAGACCTACTAAAATCACATAGGAGGGACAATGTCCCTGAAGGCATTACTTAGAGCTGGTAAAGAATTACTTAAGGCGAAGAAGCCTTCGACAACACCGACTACCGGACAACAGCAAAGACAAATTACTTACACACCTAAACCTTCACAGGCACAGGCTAAAGAATTAGTTGAACAAGAATTAAAAAACCCACCAGTAGTTTTAAAGAAAACAAAACCCCTGCAGATGGGTGATGACTTAGCACCTGCTTTTGGTTCATCAACATATGACTGGGCTATGAGAATGGGTAGATCAAAATACACTGCTGATGAATGGCTAGATCATTTAACATCAACTAGAAAAGTAAACTTTAAAATATTTGGTAAGCCTGCGCAAAAAACTGTTCGTGAACAAAAAAGATTTAAATATGATTCAGGCCCCTTTGCCGGTAAAGAAGTTAGTGTATCCAAAGAAGAATTATTCGATTCCAATTTAGCAATATTCAATGAAGCAGGAGACCTAACAGGTGGCCTGTTATATGCAGCAAAGAAATTTGGTCTAAAGCTTGATGCTAACGAAGTGGGAGCCATGATCAAACTCAACCCTATCAATAGATTAAAACCAATAGAGCTTGGTGTAAACAAAGGTGCACAAGAAGCATTTGATGTAGCTAATAAAAATGCAAAAAATTATGTTCAAGCGTTACAAGTAAAATATAGAGGGACAGACTCATTAAAAAGAAACCTTGATGAATTACAATATCAACTACAATCTGATGGCGTACCAAGTAGACCACAACTCGATAATATGAATGAGTTTTTAAAAAAATCAACTAGTGAATTACCTATAGATCAAAAAAGGGCTTTAAACAAAGTTATTGGAGAAGTAAATAATAAAGTTGGACCAATGCAGGCTACCAAAACTAAATACGGAAATGAAACTAATTACACTTTACAAGGTGGTAAAGATTATAGAGAAACTATTTTTACACTTCCAGAAGATATTCCAACTAACGCATCTCTTAGAAACAAAGGCGGACATTTTACTGATGTGATTGGAGATACTAATAACATCTACCACATTAGATATGATACAAGGTTCACTCCAGATGGTAAAAAGGTATTCATGATTAATGAAATACAATCTGATGTAAACCAGAGTATTGCAAAAAGTTTGACTAAAGCCCAGCAATTATCAGGCGAGAGAAGATTGAATCCTTTTAATGCAGATGTAGAATTAAATCTACTTGTTAGCCAACGTGGTAAGATGCTTAAAGATTTAGATGATGCAGTTGCAAACAATGAGTTTGGTAGAGTCAATTCTATTAGCGCATCTATGAAAGATATTAATACAAAACTAAAAAGAATTTCATCTCAAAGAGATTATAGTTCTAATCAAAAAGATTACTTTCCAATGGTTGAAGCAGATTCTTATGGAGACCATGCAATTAAATATTTGATGCAGAAGGCTGCACGTGAGAATGTTGACTACATAGCCGTTGCCCCGTTTGACAAAGTAAGTTTCAGACAAGGATACAAGGCGGGTAATGAAAGATTTTACGGTTATGCAAATGGTAAAGGTATAGGTAAAAAGGGTAAAGCGGTTATTCCAGATGTAATGGCTAGAAATGCAAGGTTCTATGGATCAAAAGCAGGGCCTACAAAAATATCATTATCTGACCCAACAAAGCCATACAAATCTGTTAGTAGCGATACTTTTAAATACCCAACAGATCATCCCTTAAAAGGAAAAGAAATTAAAAGCACCTATCACGACAGAGCTGGTATGAATCCTGAAAAAGGAACTAAGAATATTCCAGAGGGAGATCCACGCTTGTATTTTGATGCATATGCGATTAAAGTGAATCCGTTAATGAGAAATACACAAAAAACTTATAAGTCCAAAGGGGGACTTGTAGTGGATATATTTAAACCAATAAGGTACAATTAATCATGGCAGTAGAAAAAGTAACAGAAGAATTAGCAGAAGAGGTAGTTGAGCAACCCGAGGGTCTTCCACCAGTAGAGGTAGAAGTTGAAGGTGAGGAAACTGTTGAAGAAGAAAGACCTCAAGACGATTTCAATGCAAACTTAGCTGAAAGCATGGATGAGAGAGATCTCAAAGACATGGCGATGGAGCTTATTGAAGAATACAAAAAAGATAAGACTTCTCGAAAAGAATGGGAAGACGCTTACATCAAAGGTTTAGATTTATTAGGAACTAAGTATCAGGAAGTAACCAAACCATTTAAAGGAGCTTCCGGTGTCACGCATCCTTTATTAGCTGAGTCTGTTACACAATTCCAAGCACAAGCATACAAAGAACTTGTACCATCTGATGGGCCTGTACGAACACAGGTTGTTGGCTTACAGACACCGGCTACCGAACAACAAGCAGATAGAGTTAAAGACTATATGAACTACCTGCTGATGGAGGAGATGGAAGATTACACAACTGACATGGATCAGATGTTATTTTATCTACCAC